TCCTCTGAATTTGTGAATGGTAAAACAATACAAACAGAAAATACTAATATAACATTGTCATAAAAAAAGGAGGTCGTTTGACCTCCTGTATAATTATTCTTCTGCGAGTTTCGCAAAGTACGATAATGCATCGTCCTCTTCTTTGTCTACCGTTGAGGTAGTAGAGGGTGCGGATACAGCAGCAGTTACTAACTCTTCTGCTTCACCACGATCATTATCTTCATCAAAGACATCTGGATCTTGAGTAGGTCTCTTACTTCCAAGAACATATTCTAATCTCTTCTTAAGATCTTCGTATGACTTGAACTGATCAGGAGCAACAATCTCTGCGAGTGAGAATTGTTTCTTCCATAATGCTTCAAGAGCATCGTCATCATCAAGTAGTGGACTTACTGCAGCAAATTCAGAACTATCATAGTTTCTGTATCCTGCTACGTTCTTTGCCTTCAACTTGAAGTTTGCACCTTGCCAAAAATCAAATGGGTCAATTGCTTCCTCATCTTCAAACTCAGGTTGCATTGCTGCAGTTAGTTTATCAAAGATTTTCTTACCATATTTGAATAAGAATACTTTACCTTCGTTCTCAGGATTTGTTGGATCTTTCACAACGTAAATGTTACTCATATAAGTAAGTTTACGTTTTTGCTTTCGTGCTGTTTCTTTTCCTGCGTCTGTTCCATTGTTCCAGAGTTGAGTGTTGTACTCAGAAACAGGATCTTTACCACCAAGAGTAGTAAGACTGTTCTCTATGTACCAACCACCAGGACCTTGGAATGCATGTGAATATAACTTTACGAAGGGTAGGTCTTCACCTTCGGGTGCAGGTAGGAAACGGATAACAGCATATCCATTACCACTTTTATCTACATCTAACTTCCATGTGCGTTCGTCGCCAGACGCACCGTTGTTGTTCATTTTCTCAACTTCTTTAACTAACTTTGCAGTTAAAGAACCAAGCTTAGATTGTTTTTTTAAGTCTTTAAAAGACATTAGATTACCTCGGATAATTTGATTGGGGGATCGTTTGTATTATAACAAAGATAGATGAATTAGTCAACACTCTCTTTGAGTCGTTCAATGGTGTCATCCATTGCACTAAAAATCGAAGGCATATCAGTTCCCTCTGGGAAACCCATACCTTGTAAGGACTTACGCAATTGATTTTTCATATCTTTTGCTTCTGGATCATCTGATAAAGATAATCGAGTCCACATCGTTTTTTGTTTCTCTAATAGAGTTGACAACTTATCTACGTGTTCTTTCCTGTCACTAGAACTTAGAAAACCAAAACCAAACATCTTACCATAGATGCTAGTTTGTAGTCTGTTAATTTCAGATAATTCTTCTCGGACTATTTCCGATTCAAAAAATCTCATTTTTTCTTTGTCTCCACAACAGGTTGCACTGGTTCCACTTTACTTTCCTCGATTTGTTCAAGGACATCAATTGCTCCTAGAAGTTTCATACGAGTTTCAGTTAATTGATTTAATTGACCCGATACTTCTTTGAGTTGAGATTTAAGATTTTCAAGCACTTCACCATTACTAAGAGCCATTACGAATAACCTCCATAATTAATTTTTTGTATTGAAACACATTAATATTTATGAAAGGACTATACTTATTAATTTTCATCTTTACGGTTTCCCATACAGGATCGTCAAGTTTTTTATCAAAGTTTTTAACGAAAGAAAAGATCTTTTCGTAGATTACTAAGATTTCTAAGTTTAGTTCTCCACCCAAGTGTTTCTTTAATATTGTTGGGTGTCCCTTGGAGCAGTTGAATACTTCTTCCAAGTCGTTCTCGGAGAGTAATCTCTGTGATTGTTCTTTGAACAAGTATGTTAAACTCTGCTGAGTTTTCATCCACTCTGAGTAATTTCTTTCTCCAGAATTGATAATTTCTCCAATCCATAAATTTTCTGGGTTAGTTGATGTCACAAAATTGGCAAGAAGAAAATCAACAATCTGACCATCAGAATACTTACGGGAAGTTTTCTCAAACCAGTATTTGTCTTTTCTTCGATTGAAAGCTGTTACTGTGGCACGGGATTTGCCACCATATTTAAAGAAGTCATACTTACGATTTGTAAAATGACTTTTCATAGAAAGATAAGTTTGATATGTTTCAAACGGTGTCACTTTCCTCTTCAACTTCTTCACTATCTAATTCTGTAATTGAGTCACAAGGAACCTCATTATCACCTATCATATACCAATGTTGTGGTATACCAATACTATCGGGTCTGACACCTAAGTATTGTAAATCAGGAAAAGAATGCTCACGAAGCATCGCTTGGAGTCTCCAGTGAATTAATTCTGATTTCTTCATTATAAAGGTAGTTTTGCCCTCGAAGTCTTTTTCATAAAGTTAAGACGAATTGCATCCCACTTTAATCTTTCCTTCAAAGGTTTTGATATGAGTTTCGTTACTGATTCTACCTCAATATTGTTTATTTCGCAATAGTGTATGATCGCATCAATATAATTGAGGTCTTCATCAACCACAATCTTCTCAATGTCCATCGCAAACTTCTGAGGAGTAACAAACTTATTCGCAATAGCTTTTTCTAGTTCTTTACTTGGTTCCATAGAGTTCCAGTTTATCTCCAATAAACTTTCTAATGTATTCTCCAAGGAGCTTGATGTATTTTGTTTTGTCGTATTCTTCATAGACAACGCACTCTCCATTTTCACATGCCATAATAATGACTAATTTTTTTACAGATATACCCTTCATCTCATATAGCATACAACCGTATGCCATTGCTTGAACAAAATAGTGTTCAATCCACTCTCGTGGTTTAGGTTTTTTAGATGTTTTGAAATCTATTATTGCTAACTCGTTGTCGTACTCTGCAATACAATCAACTGTTCCTGCTATTCCTAATTGCTTACTATATAGCGCACCTTCCAATGCGTGTATTTTACTAATTTTATTTAACTTACCCTTTGATATTTTAAATAAAAAATCAGATATAGGAGGGACTTTGGGAAGTTCTTCATTTTTCAGATAATACTCTGTAAGAGTGTGCATATCTGTTCCACGAGTCGTAGCAGCTTTTGTAATTTTGTCTGCTGTTTCGTTACCAACTCTCTTTCTCCAATCAAGAAAGATCTGTTTGTTAAAGTGACTTGTGACTGATGTAATTGAAACTAACTTAAGTAGTTCTTCTTCATCAGGTACAGAATAATAACGAACTCCATCTATTGTCTCCCGTTTAAGTGGAGGAAGATTCAAATCAACATGTTCAAACATTACATACCCATTTCTAATTTTGCAATAAGATACTCCTTGACAAGTCCTGATCGAACAATATCATCAATACCAAATTCAATCACATCAAATGATGGCATGGAACGAATTATCTTCATAAAGTCAACGATACCATTTCTTTCATTAGTTTTTTGCAAATCAGTTTGAGTTGCATCACCACAGAAATAAATTTTACTATCTTCACCAACTCTTGTTATTATACTATCAAGTTCGTGAAAATTCAAGTTTTGAAATTCATCAACGATAACAATTGAACGGTCAAGTGTTGTTCCTCTTAAAAACGAGGTACTCCAAAACTTAATTGTATCTTGTGCTTTCAGATTACCATAAAGCATTTCAAAATCTGCATCAGATCCCATCTGAAACATATATTTTACCATATGTTTATATGGCACTTGATATATGTCAGACTTGTCTTCATGATCGCCAGGTAAGAATCCAATTTCACGAGTTGCGACTAATGAACGCACCATATAGATTTTTTCATAAGGTGTGCTTTCGTCTAGCACATCTTTCAAAGCATTATATAAGGTTACAAAGGTTTTACCTGTACCTGCAGCACCATAAGCAATAATATTTTTACCCTCTTTATAAGAGTTAAATAAGATTTTTTGATTTTCAGTTATTGGTTCAATATTGACCAAATATTCTGAATTAATAGGTTTTTTTCTACGCATTTGCTTTGCTGTCAACCCAACTCCAATAGGTTGATCTCCATTACTTTTTTTTCTTCCCATTAATCAATCTTTTGTTTCTGAGCACCAGGATATTTTTGAACTCTCTCTAATACTTCATTCCAACCTGGTTTTCTTCTTATAAGTTTATTTTTCCACTCTCCAACTTCCCCAACACCTGGCATTGTAGATGGATCTGAGTAATCTCTTGACCAATCGGGATTATCAGTACGCCACTGATCCCAATCATTCACACTCATCACTACTTCTTTTCTGTCACCAGTTTTTGTATTAACTACAGGATATGTTGCCATAATAATTGATTAATGTATAGTTATTTAGACCCATTCAAGTGCTTCTGAGACCGATGGGAATTGTTCGGTAAACACTTTGCGACAAGCTTCTGCTATCTCCATGTGTTCTTTCTGTGTTCCATGTGCAGAACGTAATTCAATATAGTGAATCCAAGAACGACAAGAACCTGTCATATAGATTTTTGTAGGAGTGCATAATGGTAATACCATTCTAGCACATTCTTTTGCAACTCCTTCTTCAATCATCTGATTATACAATGATTGTGCAGAACTGAAAAGAGTAATCATCTGTGCTTCTAATTTTTGCTTTACAAAAGGATCTAGATCATCGGTTGAGTTCTGACGATTCTTTAAATCTTGTTTTCTTAAGTCTGGTAATTGAATTTTACCAAGTTCATTACTCTGTGCATATCTTTGAGAAAACTCTTGAAATGTAAAAGAACGATGTCTTAGTATCTGTGCTGCAATCGCACGAGTTGTTTCAATTTGAAGTGTCATTGATGACTGCTCAAAGACAGACCAATGATTATGTTTAATACAATATCTTAATAATCCTGCATAGTTAGGATTATCTTGATTGTTTGGATTAGAAACTCTGGCAATATGTGCCATTGTTTTTTCAGCATCAGGTGTGATACTTATTAATTCTACGTTCATTTAAATCCTTTTGAATTTTTTTCTTCAAGTGCTGCAAACTCTTGTTCTGCAATTTTAAGAGTTTGTTTCATCTCTCTTAATTTTTCATCAGTATATAGATAATCTTGCTTGATTAATCTTTTAAGTAATTTAATTAACTTTTTTTGTCTACCCATTAGTCTGAACCATCATCAAACATTTCATCATAATCAAGTCTTGATGTTGGTGCTTCATCATTTTTGTAAGAGTCCACATCAGAATACACTTCTGCTTTCAGTGCGTCAACCATTAGTTCGAGACTCCGAACAATGTCTTTTAGTTTATCACGTTCCATAATAAATGACTTTTTTATATCATAGCATAAAAAAAGAAGGGGATCAACCCCTTCTACTTGTTCAGCAAGAGTGTCGTTAACTCTTTGAAGCGAATTTGCGTTGAACTTTGATTCCACGATACATTAGATCGAAGTTTCTCTGTTGTGCTTCCGCTTGTACCATGTTACGGTACTCTTCAGTATCATACTTGATACCACGATATGTGACTGTTGCCATTTGGGTTCTCCTAAAGTAATTGGACTTTTTACATCCGTTCCTTCAGTCGGCTTTTGCGTCCTCTTGCGAGGATGAACGATTCCGTTCCGAGTCGGCTTACTTGCGCCCCTTTCGGGGTGAACGTTGTGTTAATACTAACACATTCATACTATATATGCAAGCACTTATGTATTCTTTGTTACAAAAACCCTACAGACGAAAAATTTTGGGGAGATTTTTTTGCGGTATTTTTGAAATCACTTCCGCTTTTTCTTTTGAGGTGTAGAACTATACCCCCAAAGATTTGGTTTAACTGTACCTCTACCATAATCTATGACCTTCAAACCCATTTTAAACTTGTCATAGTACATATCAAATAGTTTAACTCTCACACCCCTTGTGAGGTCACGACATACTTTACCATTGTATTCATAGGTAATGATACACGCATCAGACGGTGCATTTGTTATTGAAACTTGTTCGAGTGTTCCATTTTCTACAAGAATCTCACAACCATATTCTTCCTTATGATTTTCTCTTTCTTTACTTGTCCAAATTGTTTCTTTCTTTTCTTTTGGTTCTGGTTTCTGTAACTTTGATGCAGTCATGATCTGCCTCCCCAATTAATATCTGGATATGCTTCTGATACTACGTCTTTTGTAATTTTATATTTTGATTCAAGATTTTTATCTTTAACAAGAACAATAATTTCTGATTCTAATGGATGTAATCCTTCAAGTATATTAATGAACATTGTTTCACGACGAATATTATTCAAGGAATCATTACCACCCTTTAGGAAGTGATAAAAGTTAACATATTCTCTACGAATTGTAGTGTGTCCTTCTTTATCAGTTGCACCCATTGAGAAAGAACCTGTTTCGTGCATCTTACGAACTTCCTCTGAGATTTT